GAACTTGATTACGCCAATGAAGCCTACGAATGTGCCGATGAACACGCCGGAGTTTTCGGGCAGACCGAAGTAAGCGCTGACCATCGACAGGCCAGTAGCCAGGCACGCACACAACGCACCCTCAAGACCGACACGCTGCCAACTAGTCTCGGACTTGTCATAGTAAACCCGCAAAACCGCAGTGATGATAGCCGCCCCAAATGCTTGGAGTGGCCCCGGAAGGTTGGATAGCAGCGTAAACAATCCATTGGGGGAGTCTGGCATTTTATTTGGCTTCATAGTGGTCATAGGGTTAGGAATGTACAACATTGGAGTAATGATATCAGTTTCAGTTCGGTGGCTTTGTGATATCACTTTTTGGCGGGCAATAAAAAGCCCCAATTAAGGGGCTTGAGGTGGGCGGGACTGGTTACTTCTGAAAGTAAGTCTCGGCTTTTGCCCGAGTGCAGCGGCGGGAACCATAGTAGAAGCTCAGGCGCTGGCCGCGACGTGTCATTGAGCGAACGCAAACGATGTCGGCATAACGCGCTTCGCCGTAGCCAGCCTTTGAAAATGCCGCGTTATTGATAGCCATATCGATCAGCATTTGGATGGTCATCTCGTCTTGCTCCGTTGTTCGTTTCGATGAGACAAATCTACGCCTGCCAGGATTGCGCGTCAACAACTATTTTCAGCACAAATAAAAACGCCCCAATTTGAGCATAACCTTGCGGTCATAGGCTTGGGGCGTGTATTACTTTCACAGGAGACGGTTTTAGCCGTGTGGCCGAGGTGGAGTCCTGCACTCTTAGCTCGACCGGTTTCCGCGTCTGCGGGCATGGCGAAGTTGACGTAATACTACGCTGCCTCTCGCCTCGTCTTCACCTGCGTCTCACCCTGCGCCGAGTCAATCCGTACTCTATCTCGCCGGGGTTTCCTGAGTACTGCGACAGGAGCGAGAATGATATCACATGCATAAAACTGCACATATTCTGCCTGTTTTTCGTAAAAACGCGCAAAAAAATGCCAGTCGGACGGTTCACGACTGGCAAAAGGTGTAACAGCGATGGGAGGGGAGTCACCGCTGGCAATCAGTATGCCATAGGTTTGTACATCGGTGCGCATTTAATTCGTAGTTCTAGCTCATGCTCGCGATCAGCATTCGAATGAACGAACTGCCTCAGCTTCTCGCAAGCCTCATCATCCATCTTAAGCCCAGCACGAAACCGCTCATACCGCGCATACCCAAGCTCGCACATGGTAATCATCGCCATTGTGTTGATTTGGTCTAGGTCGTTGATTGTGGTCATGGTCAGTACTCCAAAGCTAAAAGGTACTCATGTTCGCAGTGTGGGCAGGTTGCTTCATAGCCTTCTACGCGATCAAGCGGGTTTACGCTACTCTCCCGAAAGCTATCCAGATCAATCAGGTCGAATTCCGCCTTACATTCTGGACATTCAGTATCAAGGCTAATCGACCAATACGCGACCGGCTTATCGCTCACTTCTTAGCCCTCCACCAATACCAGACATCTTGCGCATAACGAATAGGCCAGCAGACACACCAAGTAGTCCATGCCATACCCCAGTGCCACCATTTAACGTCGTCTAGCTCATCACCATCAAGCCAGAAGTAAATCGCCGGCCAGTACGAGAAGAACCCGACTGCCAGGTAGATTGCGATTAGGGTTGTCATTCGTCATCTCCAAGCTCTGCGGGCTTAGTCAGTTCGGCCGCGCACTTGTCACGCTCTTTCTCACTACTGTAACCATTCGGGTTGTTCTGCCCGTCGCCATATCCCCACTCGTATGCGTCTTTTATTGCTTGGTCTATCCTATCTTGATAGCCCTTGATAGTTTCTTCTTGGTTCTCATTCTTCCTCTCGAGCCTAACCAAAGCAGCCTGCAATTCATCATAGTGCAGCTTTTCAACTACATCTGCGCGACGACTGTATTCGCCATCAGGCACAGATACCCGAAAGATTTCAAATGGTGGCTTACTCATTTCAACACCCCCAACGAACGACCAACCGCCATCGACTGCAACCACTCCAACTCATGCCCCTCAATCAGCGTCGTATGCTTCACGATCTTCTGCGTTGACGTGATAGCCGTATTGCTGCCTACAAGCGCATAGTCGCCGGATTCGTAGAGTAGGAATTGGCCGGGGATGAATGCGGATGGTGCGCCTTTTGTCCAGCGTGGGATAACGTTGATCATAGCGAACCATCCGCGAGCTTCATTCCAATCAAAAGAACGACACTTATGACTATCCCTAGCAGCCAAGCCAAAGCAGCTACCCGAAAATCATCCGCCGCCTTCCATGTCAAAACAAATAATCCAACAACTACTAGCGCAATAATTGACCATCCTAAATAAATCATAACGTCCCACCCATCAATTGATAAAACCCGAAAGCAAACACTGCCATGACTACGAAGGCGGTAATCCAGATGATCGCCGTAACCCTGACGCCGATCAGGAGCGAGCTGAATCCGAACAGTGCCGCCATCACCACAACCATCAAGAACAAGCCTAGATAAAACATGGTGCGCCCTCCTTCGTGTGTGTACAGCAGAGGTTAGACCGCGTTATTGGCGCGGTCAAGGGAAATAGTTTCCCGGAGAACAATTAAATCAGCGAAAGAAGCGGCCATTTACGCAGTGAATCAGCGTGCGTTTGCCGTTCGCGTAGGTGATGCAGTGCGAATGGTGCCAGCTAGAAGGCGAATCCAGGTTGTAGCCTAGCTTCAGCTTGCTTGTGGTGCCAACTGTGTACGCGCCATCAATAATTGCAGGAGAGTGGCTGTGACCAGTGACCGTCTTAGCACCGATGTTCGCGAAGGCCTTCGTGCTGCCTCGTGCGCCGTTCGGACCTTTGTGGCCATGGCTCGAAAAGTCGATCTTGTGCCGAATGAAGTGCTCGCCAGGTTTCAGCCACTTAAGGCGCTGAGGTTCGCGCATGAGCTGATCCATCCAGTGCTGGAACGGATCAAGATACGAGCCTTCGTGAATAGCCCGAAGCATGGCGGATTTAGTCTCGTGAAAGACCAGTGCGTTCTCTAGGTCAAGCGCGTTCTCATGCTTGGCTAGCCATTGCTCCATATGCTGATGGTGGTTCGATCCGATCATTATCGTTTCGTCTGCCCATCCAGCGATTCGCTCAAGCACGCTAGCCGTAACCTCCAGCTCCTTTAGCACGCTGTTACGGCCATTTGAGTGCAGTCGATAGCGCTCGAAGTATCCGGCATGGTGCGACGCGGACGAGAAATCCAGCACGTCATGCGCGCATATGGCGACCGGACTGATACGAGCGGCAAGCTTCTCAGTTGCCACTAGAGCCTTTTTGTCAACCTGATAGGCATGGATGTCGCCCATCGTCAATACGGACGCCCTAGAGGCCTCTGAGACGCCATATCGCGTGTATTCCATGTCTAGATCGATGAACGATCCATCATGAGCGCCTAGAACGTGCCGGATATGGCTGTGTTTGCCGTCAATCTCGACCACTACCGCTCCCAGGCAGTGATGGTAATGTCCCTTGGCGCCGGCATTGGTGTCGCTGTAGCTAGGCACTGTGCATGCGCCTGTAGTCATCACCAGCTTAGCCGGATCGCCTACTTTGGTTGGCACGGACTGCAATGCAACCTTTGTGTGGCCCAGGATCGCAGAGTCTGAGCCAGATACCGTTAGCCAGCCCTGTAGAGGGTTTACAGCGGTCGGCTGGATCTTGATGTCTGCCAGTGCCACCAGTCCATTAGCTATCTTTGTGCGCTCTGTCAGGAGGTCAGGCGTAATCGATGGGCACCAGTAGTCGTCTGGCGTTTCTTCTTTGCGTGTCGGGTTTCGATACCGGAGCGGGATGACCAGTAGCTTTGCGTCATTGGCATCGCAGTACACGCGCAGAGACTTCAGGAATCCCGTGTGTGCCTTGGTGGCATTCACGGCAGACGTGATGACAAACGTTTTGTAGCTTCCAAGCGTCGATCCGTCGTCATTGGCGCTAGCCTGGTAGCTCTCAGGCCTCATCCGCTCCTTCCACCTACGCACAGTCCGCTCATTAATCCCAAGGTGTTCCGCCGCCTGCTGATTCGTATAACCCTGACTCATGCACCACTGAAGCTCTTGCATTTTCATCCCTCAACAGATCTTGTGTAAATCCATTATGCAATAAAAAGGCCCTGAATTCGGGCCTTGTTGAATTTTTAGCGGTGTTTGGTGTATTGGGTCATTGGGCTGTGCTCGTTGGGCGGGATTGCAGGGTGTTCTTCCAATTACTGCTTATGACTCCAGTCTTGAGCGCGACGTCGTAACTGGTCGAAGCAAAGTCCCATGCGAATTCCAGTGTGAATGGTTTTGAATCGAACCAATGCCATGTTCCGTCATGATCCTGAGCCAGCCACTTCGCGTATTCTGGGGCAATACTCCAATCAGTATTATCCGAAAAAATATGTGAAGACGCTTCAGCTTGTTGCGCCTCCAGCTGCCCGCACTGCTCACTAGCTGCCTCAGCGTACAGGGACGCATAAGCAACGAAGTCAAGCGCGGAGTCATGATGGTATTGCTCTGGGTTTTGCGCCTGCCTGACGAGCTTAAGAAGCGAAAGGATGAGCCAGCCGTCCGACTCTTCAAGTGTGCGCCCAGTGATGCAGTTGAACGCGCTGATTGTCGCGCCCATAGAGCGCTCACCAGTCGGCTTGTCGTACTGCTTGCCGCGCTCAGACTGGACGTTGATTGCTGCCTGTAGGAATTCGTGGGATTTCATTGGTTAAGCTCCAGGTCGTCAAGGTCAATCCCGCATTCTTCTTCTGCCAGGCGCATCAGAGCTTTTTCTTCCTTCACGCCAAACACTCCGCGCTCAAGCCTGTTCTGACTGACCCCGCTGCGACTTGAAATCAAGGTTAGCGACCAACCCCGATTAACCATCTCCTGAATAACCTCATGCATGTAATTCTTCCTTGTGCGTTACGTCTAAAGGATCAGATTCTGGCTTGATTGGCAGAAGATGCGAGCGAAGACACAGCGCCTGATCTACCGAGTCTCCGAATTTATCGACCAGTGATTCTGATTTCACGATGACTTCACCTCCTGGCTCTATGGATACTACTTCTGCCATCTTGCCGATGTTGACTTGTGTTACTTCATAACGCGCGCCGATGATCAGCACCATTACGCCCGCCTGCAACTCGCTCATGTCCAAAGCCCCTGAGTAACTAGTTCGGATTCTACCTGATCGAGACTGGTCTTGAATTCGAGGCTGGTGCAGAATGCGGCGCAGGTATTCCAGAAGGTGTGGCGTGCGTTGTCGAGTTCTTCTTTGGCGCTTGCTACGTCATCGTGGTCGCACTGGATGTAGGTAGCGTGCGCGGCTTCGAGTGCTTCCCGTGCGGCTTTTACTGTGATGCTCATTTCCCTATCTCCCTATCTGCGCCCAAATAGCGCGTTCGATGTCACTTTGGAACTGTGCGGCGATTAAGTCAAGACCTTTTCGCGAAATTGTTTCGCCTATTTCGTCGGTGCCGCTGATTAGGTCGTACTGAAGCTCGCTGGAGCCGTTTGCGTGCACGGTGGCTGGGTTTGTGTGGGCGTAGTAGATATCGGCATCCAGAGTGAGCCCAAGGATGCTCAGCGTTGGCATTAAGGGTTCTCCGGAGAATCGTTTAGTGCGGCGTCGATTGCGGCATCAAGCTCATCCTCTGTGACGTAATTCATCTGCTCGCCAGACCAGTGTTCTATGATTTCTAGCGCGTCGTACTGGTTGGCGCGGATCCACTGATACCGCTCAGCATCTTTGCGCAGAGATTCGTTCTCGGCTTCAATGTCTACGACTAGGCAATAGATGCACTGACCGCTTTCCTCGTCGCAATCTACAATCCCCGACTGGCCTGCGCCGTTGCAATAAGTGCTCATCTCAACCCCTCCAATAACTAATTTTCACCTTAACGGCAGGCATCATAAAGGTCCACGCGAACCATGTGCAAGCGATTATTGGCATAGTGCGGCTCCGGCGCGTGCGGCGGTCAAGACAATTGCTTGGCGTACGGCTGAGAGTGGATCGTCCTCAGTGAATACGGTTAAGTGATTGCCGTTCATCTCAAGAACTCTTACCTCTTCACGATCCGGGTCTGACAGGTCAATCGAAAGGCCGAGTTTAACTGCCAGTCGAAGCGCGTCGCCATCGTCCGCTAAAGGCTCCCACCGCCTAAGAATAGCCCCATCCTTAGCCAGGTAGTTCGCGCCATCCGAGTCAGTCCACAGGTCGCACTCAATCGCGAAGGCTGCGTTTTTTAGGGTTGTGGTTGAGATGGTCATTTATCGGATTCCCTGCTCTTCAAGCATTTCGCACCATTCGTCATTGACGCAGCGCACGATTTCGGTTGAGTTCATTCCGTATAGCTCATCTGATACGCGATCAATAACTATTGCCTCGCGTGATGCCTTCCAAGCAGCCTGCCATCCAGCCCACTGAACTGAGCCAAGATCGCGGAATGCCCTTGCTGCGTCTAAATACCCCATGCGGACTAGGCTTTCAATCTGCTCCTTGCGCCACTCTTCAAATTTTTGCTCTGAAATATTCATAACCCCTCCAAAAATAATCCAAAAAGAAAGGCTCACATTAGGAGCCTTTTGGTGTGCGCGTCAACAACTATTTCTTGCTTTCTGCATGCCTGATTATGTCGGCGCCAAACTGCTGAATTGCTCGACCGACCGAAATCCACAGCTCAATCTTTGCCAGCCTGAATTTTTCCCATGCTTCCTGATGAGTCATTTCAGAATTTCCCGCGCCAACCGCTGAATATCGGCCCACAATTGCGATGATGGCGAGTCGTCGTAGCTATTGAGCATCTTAGCCAGGCGTACACCGGTTGGCTTGTGGGTGTCTTGATGCGTGCGGATCATTGGCGCGTCGATGTTGATATGGTTGATCACAGTATCAAGGTGCATCTGATTCGGCAGCGGCTTCATTTGGTTGCCTCTGTTCTGCAATATGCGTAATCGAAAGGCTTTCCTCTCACCTTCTCCACCTCAGCTTTGCAGGCGGCGTAAGCTGTGGTTAGCTCGGCGTAAGAGTCAGCCTTCCACTCTGCGGCCTTGTAGTTATCGCACAGCAGGCATTTCGAAAGCATCAGGTACACAACGAACGTAGCCATTATTTTCTCCCTATGATTTGTTTGGCGCGATCAACAATACCCCTAGGCTTAACCCAAGACAAGCAATCACTGCACTCAGGATCGCCGCAATCTGGATCTGCAATCGTCAGCCACTTCTCTAGCTCTGCAACCAGCTCATCAACGATAGACAACACAGGCGCCATCGTCTCCTGGCAGCGGGTGAAGGTGTCGAGGCGGGCAGCGTAAGAGTCTCGCACTCGCTGAAAGTAATGATCCTGCCAGTCATCAATGCCATCAAGCGTCATGTAGTCGCAAGCCGTCTCATGCCAA